ACTTCATCTACTGGTGTATTTGATGTAACCTCTAAGCATAACACATGGAGAGGAGCAGCAACAACATCAGAGTATTTTGATATCATTGCTACTCAAGAACAACTTATAATTGAATTCTTAAAGAGTGGTAGAGAAATAACAGAGATTATTTTTTATGGACATGAAATGACTCCTGATCAAGTGTTAACAGCAAAAGATATACATGCTTCTTATAACGCTGATGGTAATGACGGTATACCTTTCCATTATGTTATACAGCCTGGAGGTAATTTGCAAAGAGGTAGATCATTATCCAAGGTAGGAACATATTCTACAACTCATGATAAGTACTCAATAGGTGTGGTAATACCGCATTATATTAATGGTAACGCTAATGTACAGCAAGGCGCAACAGTGAATCTTATATTAGAAGCTTTCTATAGAGTATGGCCAGGAGGTCAAGTCTTTGATGCTGAAGTAGACTTAGGTGAATCAAAGGTTAATGTTGGGGTTGATGTTAGTAATTATATTGAAAAGTTTAAAAAGATTAATTATGGAGGAGTAGGTAGATCTTTATCAACTGCTCAGCTAATTAGTGCTGCACAAGGAAATGTATAATGGGTAAGACTAATAACATAGAAAAAGCAGTAAACAGAGAAGTGGTTCAAGGTTCAGGGGCAGCTCAATCACAAGGCTTTTCTCAACACCCTTTTTCTGATAATCGAGGTGCTACTCCTAAAGCTTCACAAGAACAAAAATCAGTAGCTTCACAAGGTGGTTTGTTAATAAACACCTATGGAGCCGACATACCAGCTGACACATCTCAAGGTAGCAGTTCTGGAGATCAGACATGCTACGCACATGTAACACCAGCTGGTCATGTAGTAGAGTATAATGATACTCCTGGTTCAGAAAGAATTATGATTCGTCATAAGAACGGAGATGGTATTAATATTGGACCTGACGGTTCTATAATCATCTCTGGTAAAAGACGTATTGATAAAGCTAACGAAGACTATTTTTTAGAAGTAAAGAATGGTAATCTAAAGTTTGAAGGTAATCTCACTATAGATGTTACAGGTGACTTCAATGTTAATGTAGGCGGTGAATACAATGTTAACTCTACTAAGAAAACAGAAACAGTAAACGGTCCATATACTAGAACCATAGCTGGAGATGATATAAAAACTGTAGATGGTAATCAGACTAATTTAGTTACAGGTGCAGGTGCGTTACAATACCTTGAAGGACTATCAACAGTAGTTAAAGGTGAGAGCAGATATATTGTAGAGGGTCCTCATACAGAAGCTATTAAAGGTATACTTACTATGACATCAGAAGCTGAAATTGTACTTACTTCGCCTGAAGCCAACATAGCTGCTGACAACTTATCTGTATTTGGTGATACAGGTACTATTGGTGGTGAGAACATCATTGCTTATGTAAAAAATATCTATGGAGTGTCTGGCGACTTTAGTGCTAGAGTAAGAGCACCATTATTCGAAGGTGACTTAACAGGAACTGCTAATCAAGCTATTACAGCTGATGTTACTAACTCTCAGAACTATTCTGATCCGGATACAGATCCAGGCTCTGCTGGTAATACAGGAGCCGCACAAGGCTACACTATTGATGATACAGAGCGTGATGAAACAGAAACTGCTTTACCTACAGCAGATCTTCTTACTGCCTATAGAACTCAGAGTGATAAAGGAGTAAGAATAGTTAAGATTGATCCAGATGATGTGCAAAAGAATAATATTGATCTATCTAAAAAGACAGCTGGAGTAACTAACAAAGCTTTATCACCGGATGAGATAAGACGTAAGATGAGAGATCCAGCTCATAGAAATAATGCTGAGTTTACATCTCTTATGACTTCGGAAGGTAAGCTTTCTCCTGAGTATGCTAACACCACTCCTCCTAATGTACAAACAATTCAAGATACAGATAATATTATTGTACAAGGATCTACAGTGATTGGTAATCCATCTCCACATCTAACTGCTAAGAGGATTACTGTATAATGACAACTAAATATTTACCTGATCTTAGATTTCTTCCTGAAGGATTGACAAGAGTACATTCTGGTACTCCTCTTAATGATGGAATAACAATGGGTAATTTTTTAAAAGGAATTACTTTAGATCATATACCAGAAGTTTCTGATAGAATACAAATTGCACGTAATCTTTTACCTCAAGCTGAAATATTAAAAGCTATTGGTGAGAACACCAGAAACTTTAGTAAGCATAAGCTTGTTGTAGTAGAAGGATTGTATAACCCTGCTCCAGAAGAGCAAATAACAGAGTCTGAAGACAATACAAACTTTTTAGCTAAAACTGGTAGAGCTATTGTTTATGAGTTAAGAAGAAATAATAAAATTGATAATGAGAAGACATATGAGTTAGCCAGGTATCTACAAGCATTTCATAGAACCTATGATAAGCTAATACTTGATTATGATACTAACACTGAAGGTGTATTAAATGTACAACTTATTATACAGATGCCTACAATCCCTGCTAACTACAATATTAAGTTTAAGGGTGCTGTAGAAACAAAGTTTAATAATACCACTCAAGCACAAAATCAGCTGATTGAAATAACAGAATCAAGCTCAAGTGAAGTTATCTTCCCTGCTAATGTACCTGACGAAGTTACTGGTTACTTTACTATTGGAGATGTTCATGCTAGACAGCTTAAAGTGTTTGGAGGTAATCCATGGCAAACATTTGCTCGTGATGCTAGAACATCTCGTGATGCAGATATTATTACTAATATTAAGAAGATTAAAGCTGGTGAAGTTGTAGTTTTATCTGCTGGACTAAATGATGCTATCAATTCAAACGATACTCCTACAGCAATTGCTGAAAGAGTTAAGAAGATTGTTAATGCTGCAATTAAGCAAGGTCATGTAATTACATTCTTATTGTTTAAAATAGTAGCTAAAGGTTCTCCGGCAAGACAAGCTCAAGTAAGACAAGAGATTATTAATAGTCTATCTGCTTTTAATAATGTACGTATTGTAGATTTAAACAGAGATGAGTATAGTATATCTACTGATGGAGTATCTTTAACCAAAGAGTCTTACATATCAATCTCAAACATCTTAATTTAACTTATAAATAACAGAAATTATTGGAAGACAAATGGCTATAAGAAGAGTTTTATCTACAGAAGATGGTAATCTTCAGAAGAGTACGCTGATATCCTCGCGTGCCGTAGACTATTTGGATATAGATTTAACGTTTGCAAAAAGACCGTCAGGTGATGTCTATAAGAAAAAAGACGCAGCGGCTGTTAAACAATCAATCAAGAATTTACTTCTTACAGACTTTTATGAAAAGCCTTTTCAGCCTTTCTACGGTGCTAATTTACGGGCTATGTTATTCGAATTAGCTGATGATGATACAGAGGATGAAGTAGAAGAGAATATTAGAAACGCTATAAACAAGTATGAGCCAAGAGCTGAAATACTTACCATAACTGTTAATGTTCTTCCAGATCAAAATGATATGAGAGTATCAGTATACTTTAAAATTATTAATACACAAGAAACAGTAACATTCACTACGAACCTATCGAGGCTAAGATAATGGCAACTACAATTAAGTCAACTAACCTAGACTTTACGTCGATTAAAAATAACTTGAAGACATTCTTAGCTCAACAAGATGAGTTTGCTGACTATAACTTCGAAGCGTCTGGTCTATCTAATATACTAGATGTACTAGCTTATAACACTCACTATAATGGACTTATCGCTAACTTCGCTTTGAACGAGTCATTCCTTGGGACTGCGCAGCTGAGAAGCTCTCTCGTGTCGTTAGCCGAAGGTATTGGTTATATTCCAAAATCAAGAACAGCATCTAGAGCAACAGTTAACTTTTCTGTAGATCTTAGCGGTCTTGCAGAAAGACCGTCTACTGTATCTTTAGCTCCTGGAGTTGCGTTTGAGAGTTCTATTGATGATGTCACATATAACTTTTCAACAAGAGAAACAGTAACTGCAACGGATGATGGTTCAGGTATATACCAATTTAAAAATATTTCAGGTTCTGCTTCTATAGAAATATTTGAAGGTGTACAGAAAACAAAAACATTTATTGCTGATGCTATATCTCAAGATGCGTTATACATTATACCTGATAAAAATATGGACATTGATACTGCTATAATTAGAGTATATGAATCACCTACATCAGTAGCGTTTACTACATATCAGAATATTAAGAAGGCAACTCTTATAAACGCTCAAACAGCTCTTTATATTTTAAAAGAGTCTCCTAATGAGTTCTTTGAATTATCATTTGGAGACGGAGTTACCTTTGGTATTACTCCAAAAGCTGGGTACAAAATAGAAGTTGATTATCTTTCTGTATCCGGTCCAATAGCTAATGATGGTGCTTTATTTACTCCTATATCTCAAGTTAATGTTGGAGGTACAGGTTATACTATAACAGCTCAGACAGTTACTAACTCCCTTGGTGGTGATGTAAAAGAATCAGAGCAATCCATTAGAACAAATGCTCCATTCCAATATGCTACACAAAACAGAATGGTTACTGCAGATGACTACTCATCATTAGTGTTAAGAAACTTTTCTACTCTTATCAAAGATATTAAATCATTTGGAGGAGAGAATGCACTTAAACCTGAGTTTGGTGCTGTGTATATGTCTATTGTCTTTGAAGATGATGTTACAGATGCTACTAAGACATCAACTAAGAATAGTATACAAGATCTAGTGGATCAATTAGCTGTTGTATCTTTTAAGTTAAGATATTTAGATCCAGTAACTACTTTTATAGAAACAAATACATTCTTCCAGTTTAATCCTAAACTTACTACATTATCATTAAACAGTATTACAGACTCTGTTAATACAGTAATAAGAGAATATTTCAGTATTAATACAGGTAAGTTTAGTCAAGCGTTTAGACGCTCTAATATTCTATCATTAATTGATGATGTATCTCCAGCTGTGCTTTCTTCTCGAATGGAAGTAAAAATGCAGCAACGAATCATACCTCGTTTAGATGCTCAGAATGATTTTGATTTAAGATTCCCTACTTCTATTCAAGCTGCAGATGATAAAGATTTTATTATAGATAGTTCTGCTTTTAATGTTAATAATAAGTCAGCTAAAATCAGAAATAAGCTAAACAGTAATAAACTACAAGTTGTTACACTTGATGGTGATACAGTTATTGTAGATAATGTAGGAAGCTTTGATCCTGCTAGTGGTATTATATCCTTAGTTGGGTTAAGACCTTCTAGTATTATAGGTGGTGTAAACTATATCAAAATAAAAGCAGTTCCTGCTAATCAAAGTGCAATAGCACCTCAGAGAGAAGATATTCTGCAATTCGATGAAGATCCATCCTTTGCATCAGCAGTTATAGTAGAGTCAGTATAAAATGCCTAGAGATTATACACTAAAAGATAACCTACGTAGAGACTATAGGTTTACTGATTATCATCTAGTAGATCAAGTTCTGCCAGATTATTTTAAAGCTGATTACCCTAAACTAATCCAGCTACTTGAAGCGTATAATCAATTCGAAGACTCTGATCAGTCTCCAGCTAGATTAGTACACGATGTAATTACATCTAGAGATATTACTGCAAACGATTTATCTTTACTATCTTTTATAGAAGATGAACTACTGTTAGGTCAATCTTACTTTGAAGGATTTAATAATAAAAGAGCAGCAGCAAAATACTCAAACAATCTTTATAGATCTAAAGGTACTCTATACTCTATACAGCAATTCTTTAGAACGTTTTTTGGTGTAACTCCAGATGTAAGATATACAAAAGAAGACAGATTTATGATAGGGGAAGATACATCGCGTATTGGTCCTGAGTCACAAAAGTTCTTAACTGATGATAAGCTATATCAGGTGTTTGCTATCTTAATCAAAGCTGATATTCCTGTATCTCGATGGAAAGAAGCTTATAAGCTTTTTGTGCATCCTGCTGGAATGTATTTTGGAGGACAGGTTCTTTTAGAAGCTGCTGCTTCTTTACAGTTAGGTATAATGCCAGACTTCGAAGGTATCTCCTTTAACCCAGTTGTACAAGGTGAAGCTTCTCTTGGAACTGCTTTACAGTCTACAGATATTACTGGTGAAGTAGATTCAGATGGTAGAGGAACTTATGGTAAACTAAGAATAGGTCTACCAGAAG